GCCATTATGCTGCTCCAAGTTGGTTTTGGTTAGTATAACAGCACTGGTCGGAGTTGTGAAAGACGCAATAAAAAAGGGCGTTGACCGCCCTTATCCAAAGTAACCTAGCTTGTTGGCAGAGTAGATGCTTCCAACATCGCCAACAGCCTGCCCTAAGCCTTTAAACATACCAAGCTGACCTTGCGCTCTAGCGTTTGCACCACCTGTTGCGGCATTATATCGGTAGTCAGCCAGTTGACCGCCGCGATTCATGCCAAGCTGAGCTGCATTCTGACCAAAGCCACCGCCAAACTGCGCAAGGTTGAACACGTTATTAAACCGATTCTGCGCATTCTGGTCTTGATACTGCCGCTCTTGCATGGCTAATTGTGGAGCGATTGCAGCTAGACCGACCTGCGCGTTACCACTTCGCAATCCTGGACCTGTTGCTAATGCGTTACGGGCTACCTGCTCCTCTTGCTGTGCAGATAAATCTTTGTACTGCTGCGAGTTAAAGAAATCCTGATAGCTGAAGTTTTGCGGCTGCTGCAGGTATTGCTGAAGATATGGCAAAGTCTGCTCGCCAAACTGCGCGTATGGTGACAGATACTTCATGGCGTCGTTGTAGCCGGCATTGATGGCCTCTTCTGCCTGCTGACCGCCAATCTGAAAGCCTTTCGCTGCCGTTTTGCCGGCTTTGTTTGCGCCGTATGCATTCAAGCCTGAGCCAAGTACAGCGCCGCCAATTAATGCTGTTTCAATACCCATTATAAAACCCTCTTATAAATCATGTGTTCATTGTAGCAGCCGGCCTGCTCAAAACCTATACGCCGTGCGAAGTTGTGTGATGCCTTGTGCTCATCAGGCTTGATTGCCGTATACACTTCACGATACCCCATCTCTTTTAACGACTGCATGCCAAGCTGCGCGAGTTCTCGTGATTTTACTGCGAAATCTTTTGGACATACGATATGCACCTCGCACTTGGTTGGCTCTAAGTCAATCACAACTACAAGCATGGAGTAAGCGCCTAACTCTACAACATACGCGCCAGCTTTAACTTCACCGTCAAAAATCAGGCACCTTGATTCTAGGTATCTGTCAATTTCTTGGCGGGTTGCCGGTCTCATGCGAATTCCTGCCACTCAACGATGATTTTACCGCTGCCGCCTGCGCCTGAAGTGGCTGTGTATGGCGTTACGCCGGCTGTTGAGCTGACTGCCGCACCTGCACCCCCTGAGCCTGTATTGGCGTCTGCGCCGCTTGCTATTGCGTTACCGTCTACAGCTAATGCGCCAATCTTGCCATGGCCAAAAGCACCAGCAGCGCCACCCAAGGCCCAAGTTGGTTGTGTGACGTTTGTGTACTGCAGCGCTCCACCTGAATAGCCGTTAGCTTGTGCTGGAGGAATTAAAATATCATCAGTGTTTAGCAACGACCTGCCGAAGTAAGACGGGAAAACGCCGTACTGCGTACTTGAATGAATGTTTGATGTGGTTGTGCCGCCAGAGCCGCCAAGCAAGGTGATAGAGCCAAATACTGTATTGCCACCAGTTAGCCCGACAGTTTCGGCAGTTGTTGCGCTAGTGATTGATACTGATGCAGCTCCAGCTCCAATAGTGACTGGAATGACATCGCCAGCTGTTACTGCTAGTGGTCGTTTAACGCAGAATTCACCACCAAAGCCGCCGCCAGCGGCGCGTCGCTGTAATGCGTCACGAATACAGACGCCGCCACCGCCTCCACCACCAGACCCAGTCACATAAACCACATTGCCAGCAATCGAATCAGGTACTGTGAAAGTACCGTTAGCGTCAAACACCTGCATTTTCCAGACTGGCACTTTGATATTGTTGATTGCTGCCACGATGTCACCTATTTCGGTTTCGATGTCTGTTATTTGCTGCTCAACGCCCGGCACTGTAGATTGAGTGCCTACCAGTGAAGCAAGAATATCGGAAAGTTTATCCTTATCCACTGAGCGCATGTTTGCACTTTCAAGTAGCAATGCAAAATCACGCTGGGTCTTAGCGTACTGATTAAGCGCCATAGCCGATAAACCTTGAGAAGTTAACCTTTCCTTTGCTTAATGCGCGGATTTTGAAATGCACTTGGTCTGGTATCCAGCCAAGTCTATTCCTGATGTATCTGCCGCCGCGATCACCTTTTGGCGGAAACATTTCAATCCACTCAGTGCCAAAGAATGCGCCGTCTTGACTGATTGACATAAAAACAGATTGTGGCGTTTCGCTGTAGCCGGTGATGGTATCAATTTCCACCTTAGCAATCTTCGCCATCACTGGGACGATGGGCGTCTGAAATTCGTACTCTGTAGCTACTCCATCGTGTGCGCCGTTAATCTTGTCCAGTTCAAATGTTTTACCGGAATTAATTGCGCCATAAATCCACTTGCGGGCTACTGGGTCAAACACGCCATTGCAAGCAACCCAGATGTCATTGCTGACGCCGGTAGATAAAACAGACCATGCATTCTCAAAGCCTGCCGCTTGCGCAAATGTCCAGTTAAAGCAAAGCGTATGTGATGGCAGCCTAACGATTAGCAGCGCTGTGCGCTCATCTGTGCGAGATTCCAAAACCGCACTCGCTAACTCTTCATTGGTGTACTGAGCAACAATCTTATCTACAGTGCGAGTCGATACCGGCTTAATGTCGCCGCCTGCAACGATATAAAACGACGGTGATTCGTTTTTACGACCGCCAAGTATAAACACATCACCAGATAGGATTGTTTTCGCATGCGTGCCGACAATGCCTGCATTAATTGCTTTCTGGCTGATATTGCTGAACGCAAAGTTATCGCCGCCGGTAAAGTAAAAATACTGAGTAGAAAACCTGCCAAACACCATAAGTAGATCGTCTTGCGTGGTCAGCAGACCAACAATCGGGTCTGGACTAATCTCTGCGGTGGCGTATTGTGTAGGATTGATTGTGGCTTCATCCAGTGCGTTTGTATGGAATAGGTATTCACTATCCGTGAACATATAAAAACCACTAATCCACACGCTATCAATCGCCATGCGCGGCAGTGTCATCTCATCAACGACGCCTGAATCAAGGAAGCGCCAAGCTGATTGGCCGTTACTGACTAAGGTTGATTGGAATGAGTAGGAAAATGAGCAGCGGACAACGCCAGGTATAATGCCAATTTCGGTTACGACACCAGCAGGGCTTAGCGTGACGAACGAATTCCCAGTTACGCGAAAATGCCGGTTCTGCCGCTCGTTGTATAACCCGTTCCTGTCGCCAAGATATGCAGACGCTACATCGTAGTTACTGAACTGCTTTAAGCCATCATGGCTGACAAGGTAAGAATCAGCACCGCGCACAGCCTTTGCAACAGCTAATAGGTTTTTCGGCAGATAGTCTACGTAATCTGTTTGACCGTCTGTCTGTTCGCCGCGAATAATCGGCAATGGCATTGCTGTTAGCGGCATTTATTTTCTCTCCAGTAGAAGTTCAGGTCTACCGGCTGTTTCCACCCAGCGCCAACAGGCATATCTGTACGGCGCTCAAGGTTTGGCACGTCCATTAGTGCGATGTTTAGGCTTTCACGTGCTGAGTATGCTGCTGTTAAAAAGTCTTGGCCCAGTGTCGATTCATAGTCCGGTTGAATGCGCTTTACAAGCTCATAAGCAACGCCGTTAATCCATGAGTCAGCTAATCCGCTAGGCTCATCTAAACCGGACGGATTGAAATATGCGCCAAGCAGAGGAAGTGGAGTTGATAGCTCTGCCACCATAAGTTTTAAATCTTCCCACGCATCTTCAATCATATCGTTTGATGCTGGGTTAATCCGCGAGCTGAAGCCAGCCTTGCGCAGTGCGAGATTTACAATATCAAGGTTGGTATACATGGCAAGCCTCCGGTTTTGGTTAGTATAGCGTAACGCGATAATGTTTTGTATACTAAAAGAGCGGATAGGGTAGCTCCCGAAAACCATAGCCTAATGGCTTCCGCATCCATTCATAGGCAAATTATGCGAGGCACATAATGGCTGATTTATCTCAGGAATACCTACGTTCTATTTTTGACTACAACCCAGAAACGGGCGATCTAATCAGAAAGGTTAGACCTCGCGAGCATTTTTCTTGCGAAAGAACATTCATCACCTATAACGCTAAGTTGGCCGGAGGCGTTAATTACACAGTTAGTGAACTAGGTTATAGGCTTGTTACAATTGACAAAAAAAGACACAGGGCACATAGAGTCGCGTGGATAATACGCAACGGTGAAATTGATGGGCTTGTGATAGACCATATAAATGGATTGGTTGATGATAACAGGCTTTGCAATTTGAGGGCTTGCAGCCACAGTCAAAACCTGCGGAACATGAAGTCGAAAAACAAAGAGCTGCCAATGGGAGTTTATTTCGATAAATCTAGAGGCTGCTACAAGGCTAGTATCGGTCTTGGCGAGAAGGGCAAAACCAAGTACAGAAGATTTAAAACAGCTGGCGAGGCTGCTGACTGGAGAAATCAGATGCTTTCAGAGCTTGGTTATCACGATCTGCATGGAAAGAAGGGAGCCTAAGCTCCCTTTTGTTTTACTGTAATGTTAATTAAACGTTGCCCCAGAACTGGCCGCAACCTAACGGCAGCAATGTCGCAAACGCTGGCAGGATGTCGATACGGACACCTTGAACGTTTGTGATTGGGTCAGATGACATGGTTGCACGCATGGATAAACCAGTGCTTGCAGATGTCATTACTGAGCTGTCCCAGCCTTGCAGGCGTGGTAATTCAACAGTGCCCATGGCGATTGCTTTTTCGTGCATGAAGATGTTTGGCTTGTACGTAGTAGAAGCGGCACCTAACAACACGACTGGGTTAGTTGCCACAACCTGAGACGCCACAGTGTTGAACTGCGGGTTGGTTGCATCAAACACGGCAGCAGCAGACAGCGTTACAGTGATGTCGTTCGCTACAGCAGTCGCGTCAGCTACTACAGTGGCGACGAATGGCACCGGTGCGCCGTTACGATACAGCACTTGCTTGGTCTGCTGGTTAATCAAGTAGTTGTTTGTAAACTGAACTTGGTCGCCAGCTTTCAGCGTTTTAACCCCCAATGCCGCAGCGGTCAGTGTGACAGTCATTTGCATGGTGTCTTTCACTGTGTCGTAAGTCAGCGTTGGAGTTGTTTTAACTGTCACTGTCGCAGTGCCACAAGCAGAGCCTGAAGTGCGGTTTGCCAGCGCGTTAGACATCAGAGCGCGAACGCCTGCGAAGTTACCAGCGATTTGCGCATCTTCCCACGCTGAGCGGATAAGCTCGACGTTACCAGACTGCAGCGCAGACTGTTTGTCAGCCAGCGCTTGAGCTGCCCACGGGTCCATAATGGCATACTTCTTACCAGTGTTCAGACCGATGTCGCTTAACAGCGAGCCAACCTGAGCAACGTCTGACCATTTTGTAATGGCAGTGCCTAAAGTACCCAGAGACAAGCCGCCGTTTTTCAGAATGTAGTTGGCTAATTCAAGCTCTAATTCTGTGTTCATGCGCTCATAAGCTGGGGCCAATACTTGCTCCCACTGGTTTAGCTTAATAGCTTGTTCCAGCTGGCTGTATTCAATCCACACAGAGCAGTAGTTACTGATGCGAGCCTCGATTTTACCTGAAATCAGGTTAGACGGAGACTGCGCAGACAGGTCGCCAGAGGTCGTGCGAGATGCCTTGTACTGCATTGGGCGCTTCAGGAATACTGACTCACCAGTGTTAGGGTTGATTTCGCCCTGAATGACTTGACGGTCAACTGCTTTCAGCAGGACGTTGGTAGACATAAAGCCAGGTGCGAACTTCTTCAACACAATCTGGCTGACGTTACTATTAAGATTGTTTGATGGCATGATAGCCTCCGATATTAGCTAAATTTTGCATCAGGGAGTAATTCCCGGAATCGTTTTTCATCCGCCGGAATTGGTTTACCGGCTGGCGCTCTAACTGTTGGCGCTGGCTCGATAGTTGGTTTTGGCTTTGGTTTAAGCTTCAAACCTTTATCAAGGCGCTCAATTTCTTTCCCAAGCGCAACAGGGTCATTTTGCAGCTTAGTTAATTTGTCTCTTACTTCTTTGTTGCGCCCTGCAGCAAGCACGATAAGGCTAGGGTCTTCCGCATAAAGCAGAATGGCATTCTGAACATCTCGCGGCACTTCGCTAATTACGGCAGCTTCTGCTTTGTCGTAGTCGCTGAACTGCTTTTGCAGTGTTACTTTCTTTGACTGGTAATCAGTTAACCGCTCGCTGTAGCGAGTCTGCATCTGCTCGAATTCTGCTTTCTTGGACGATTGCGATGTTTCAAACTTCGCTTTCTTCTCAGTCCAATTCAGAACCTTTGCTTTTAGCTTTGCCGGGTCAAACTCTACGTCTGGGTCTTCAAGCTCAGGGAATGGCTCGTTAAAAACTTCAGGCTCATACGATGCAGCTGATTGTTGCTGCTGAGTCTTGAGCTGTCTGTTCTCCCGCGCTAATTCCTTCTGCCGTTGACGTAGTTGCCTTGCCCAGTTAGGCGCATCATCAGGAATTTCAATGTCGTCCTGCTCGACGTCTGAAGCTGGTGAGGCTTCTGCGTTGTCGATTACTAGCTCTAGCTCATCACTTTCTTCGCTTTCAGCTTCTTCCGCTTGTTCAACATCCTGATGTTCGTCAACTTCAGCGGTTTCCACTTCTTGCGCTTGCTGTTCTTCGCCAACAACCACGAAATCGTCAACTGTTTCAACCTGTTCTTGCATGGTGTAACCCTTATTTACGCGATGAAAGCCCATCGGAGGCAGTGTTATTATGTACCGTAAAAAATCTGGCGTCAAGGAATTGACTGTAGCTGGTCGGAGTTGTTAGGTGCCGTATGTGTGCTATCTTGTTTTACACCTCTAGCATCTGGCATATGTGCGCCGCAATCTTAACTAGCCACTCCTCGGCTGCAGTTGTGGATTGAGTTCGGCATAATATGCAAGGCGGCTTTTACTTGTGCAGACAAGGTTTTTGCTTCATAGCAGTTGGGAGCTGTGCCGATTAGTCCTTAACTTAACTTTTGGAGTTGAAATGCATAAGAATTATGATGATGAGCTAAAGTGCATGGTGCTTGCAGCGTTTGATGAGTGGTACGCAGAGCAGGTCGCAAAGCAAAAGAAAGGCTCAGATAACAGAAAGTTTAATGCTGCTATGGGTAGAATATTTATGAAGTGCAAGCGCATTCACAGCACCAGTGAGTATATTTTGAATTCGATTTACACTTACTCAGCCAGTGATTTATTCAAATAAAACCCGCCGAAGCGGGTCTTGTTTACTTCCTGTCGGTTTTCCTACTGCACGACACCACTATCACCGCTTTGCTGCATGGCGCTTCCAACCGCCTCTTGCGTAGTTTTAAACGTCTGCGCTGACTGCAGCCTAACTTTCGAGTTTGTTTCTTCAGCTCGCAGTCTTAGCTCGAATTCTTTCAGGTCAAGCTCGCGCATCTTGATTGCAAACTCTTGCTGGTTTTTCTGCTCAGACACTCGCGCTTTTTCCATTTCAGCTTGAGCGAGCAATACACCTGGATCAACCGGTGGCTGTTCTGCTTGCTGCTCCTGCTGAAGCTCTTGAACTAACTCAGCATCTTCCTCTTCAGGTCTCACGATTCCCGATTTAATCATCAGCTTCCGGTTAAACCGCTGCAAATCCTCTACGCCTTCGCCGTCTGTGTTATCGACAATCATACCCATAAGCACAGGATAATAAGGCGAATCAGGAGTCATCAGAGAAATCATTTTCATCAGGTCGCGGCGCACAGCATCACGGCGGGCTGAGAATGACTCACCAATATCTACATCAACATCATACTTGGCAACTGATAAGTCGTTTAGCTGATACGTCTTGCCGGTTTGCTTGTCTGTGATGCCTTCAGACAGCTTGCCAAACTTCCGGTTTCCGCCTTCATCTTCCATTGCAACCATTGATGAGCCGTAAACCTCACGCGCCATAGACAGCCACACTTTGCCGGCATATCGCATCGTCTCAGCTGCGTTGTCCATGTAGATGTAACTGTTCATGTCTGCGCGGGCGAATATCGCCTCTACAGTGTCCTCCGCCAAGTTGGATGGGAGATTCTGCATGTTAGATGCGCCGGTAATCTCTTGGATTGCTGCGCCTGTGTAGCTCAGCATAGTTGCCAGTGCTGGGTTTATTTGTGCTGGCTGCGTGTAGCCTGCTACGTTTGCTGCTGCTATGACGTTTCCACTCTTATCCTTCACTGACTTCAAAGGTAGATATGCAGGTCGCTTCTTGTTCCTGTCGCCCCAATGCTTCTCAAGCCCTGAAATCTGTTCATAGTCAATAATCGGCGTGCCTTCATTGCCATGCGTGGCTGTATCGGCAAGCATGGACACCATCAGGTTATCTAACCGCTGCGCATCCATAGCCTTGGTTACATGGCCCTCAACGCGCTCTACGTTATCAATGAACCAGCGCTTACCGTATTGCATGCAGATTGGGATATATGCACCGGCAATGCGTTTAGGCTCTTCTAACCAACCTTCACCATCAAAGATGCCGCAGTACACGCGACGCTTTTTAATCTTGCGCCGGCCAACTTCGATGTAGCCAGACTCTAAAAGCTCATCGGTGATTTCTTCGATTTCGTCTGAATAGTAAATCGCCTGCTCTTGCGTGAATGGATTGGTGTATGCAATAGCTTCAATGTTATCTGTCCGGATTTCAAACCAGCGGCAGATAGTCACGGCAGATGGAGTGAACCAGTCTTGCCAGATGCCGGTCTCAATCTTCTGCACTGATGATGGAACGCGCTTGCCGTATTCGTTCTCATACGCTTCCGGCGACATCGTATAAGCAACACCGCACCAGTCAGCATCTGATTTGTCATATGCTTTTGCGTTAGGATCCCAAAAAACACATGATGCAACATCATAAACAGGCTTAATCCATACCCGCAGCTGCTTATTGGTCGGGTCTTCTTCGTCTTCGTATTCAGTGCAGAACTCAAATGCACCCATGCCGCCGGTCACTGCATCATCAAACGCATTCACTGCTGCAGCATCGCCATTAGAGCGGATCCAATCGGCGCGAAATGCTTTGTTCAGGTTTTCGGCCAACTCTTTTGATGCGCGCTCATCGCCGGGGCGAAACTTTACAGTGATTTTGTTTTTCCTGTACTCGGAAATAATTCGGTCAACTTCCTTGGCAACTTTATTCAGTTCAAACTTAGGGTATTTATCCAAAGACTCAAGTAAGTCAGTTCCTGCGAATGTTGAGCCTTCCCACTGCGCACCCGGAATACGCGCAAACCGGTTGGACTCAATAACCTTTTCGCGCACCTGCTGCGTTTGTTCTTCGCTGACTGCTTTTGTGTACTTGTCGCGTGCTAATTCGTATCGCTGTTTATTG